GGCGAAAAACAGCCGAGTAGTTGTCGGCCGGAATGCCATGTACGGTACGGCCTTTCTTCTTGCCAATCCACGACATCTCTTGTGCCGGCTCGACATCCCATGTATTGGCGTGGTCGAAGAAAGTAATACAGTTGTTGCCGTTAACCGTATCAATCAGGATGTACGTCTGCCTATCCTCATCTGTAAAGTTACCCGTCTGGGCAAGTACCATAGATTCCCCAGGCTTCCAGTCAGTACCTGGCTTCGGCGTCATGACGAATGTCTTGGCAGTGTAATCGGCGGAAGTCACCCGGAACTTCATCTCCTCGAACCCCTGCAACTTGCCTTCAGGTGACTTGGTGACGAAGTAGGTGGTCAGAATGTCATCGACAAACTGGCTCAGTCCATCGGCATCCGTCAAATCGGGTGTAATCGTATAGCTACCGTCACCGTTGTCGCTCCATTCCTTGACCGTACATCCACCTCCGGGAGAGGCGCACATCCTGCCTTTGAAATAGGTCACACGGTTATAGGCAATCTCCGGAACAAACACACGTTTGCGGAATATGCCCTCTTCCATTTCAAGGATGCCATTCTTGTCGATGCACCCTCCGGAAATACCAGTGATGAACTCGCCGAACTTGACCCAATCTCCGAAGGTTATGGGGAAGGGAGTGCCGTCAGCCTGGTCTTTTCGAAGGAACATAGCCAAGGAACGCAAAGCCGAAAACACGTTATTATCCGTGGCCGGTGTAGAGTCATTCCTTCTTATCACATACACGCCACTACTACCGCTGCCCGTATAGGTCTGTCCCTTCAGAGTAAGGCTCTCAACCTTCTCCTCCAGCTCCCCAATACGGGAATAGGCAGCGGTTTCCCCGACAGTATATATAGGGGAATCATAAGGCAGGTCAAGATTGAATTCAAATCCGATAATCCTTGACTGCCTTCCGTTCTCGAAATAGGCCTTGTTGATAAGGTTGACCTTTTGACCGATGCTGTAGAGGTTGTGAATGCCGTCCTCACTGTATGCGACATCCGACATCATCTTACAGTTATATGTAGAAGGGTCTATCTTAGACTTGGCAACGTACTTATCGGCTTTGTCCTTTAATTCCAACTGTGCTTCTGCTACCAGCCCCATTTCAGTTATCTTCATGGAATTCCAGCCTGATAAGATGTAAGTATCACCATTTTCGGGGATAAGCGCTCCATCTGGAAGCGGTCTGCCGTAGTCCTCATTCCTGACTATCTCCCAAAGCTGTGCCTCAGGGTTCCAGCCACCATTCCCCAGTTTCTCCGGCTTTCCCTCAGGGTCGAATGTCACAGCGAATTCCATACCATTCAACTTGCCGGATTGGAAAGTGATTTTCAATTCCTTGCCGGGAAGGATATAGTCCTTTGAGAAGGTAATGCCAGTATCCTTGAAGCGGTAGGCATTCCACTTCTTTTCAGTGGTAGTCCCGTCGGCATTTTCTATTTTGTCAGTGTATTCCTTGATGGTAATGTCCGACATCGTGCCGACCCTTCGGGGATAGACATCATCGAAGATAACCACTTGTTCAATGGCTTCCTCGGTGGTCATATCGGGATAAGCGTCTATATACGGAGTTCCTTCGGGCAACATTAAGCGTTTTTGCACCACGCCGTTCAGCACTACAGTCTCATCAACGGGGCGGTAGTCAGATGGGATATTCTTTGTTGAGCCGAAAGCATAGATACGGGTGGCGTAGGTGGACCGGGATTCTGATCGTGGCATTTCCTGCACGTTTTTCCCAATCTCGAAATCCACCGCATCGCCAGACTCACAACGTCCGAAATGGATGATGTTTTCAGTCACCCAGCATTCGCAATCCCATTTCTTTGCCATAGAGAAGCAGGCGTCAAGGATGTTGATGTTGTCATAAGTCATCAGTAGCGCCTTATTCTCTACAGTGCTGTCAATGGAGAAAACAAAATCTTGTCCTTTGTATTTGTAACCAAGAGCTTTTAAATTTCTAAGGACTATACCGGCTTGAACATCAAGTGAAGCGGTGAGATTCCAGGACGCTTCCTGCCCGGCCACTTCGGGGGTATATTTAAAGATTTTGTTTTTCCATTTCCAGTAGTGGGCGTCAAGCTGCAACTCATAGTCGTAGCCTGCGTTATCGGTGTTGAATACCGGCTTCTGCAAGTCGCACACCTCGAACAGCCCGAAGTCGCACTCCACGTATGAACCAAGTTTGAAGAATATAGGACTCTCCAAGGAGAACTTTAACGTGATGTAGTCCTCCTTCATAAGAGTAAACTTACGCTTGCAGCCTTCATTGGGAAGGGTAGTAAGCAGGATAGCACCGGATATGTCTTTGATGTCGATTTGTTCCACGTCTTCAAAGTTCGGAGATAAAAAAAAAAGTGCCCAATTTTGAGCACTCACATTCACGACAATAGAACCAATGTCGTGAATTAGGTTCTGTTTGCCGGATTCGGTTCGTTGAACTTGGCTGAAATTTTTCCGAAAGTTCGGTCTAAACCCTGTGCGTAAGTGACACTCTTGCCAGTATAAATAAGATGGTAAACTTCGCTACTATTAGCCGGGATTTGAATATCAATCTTGTCTTTATAAAGCTCATCGAAGAAAGCTTTTTTCTTTGATTGATAATCGGACTGGGAATTTCCTTCAATTGTGAACGAAAGTGTTATTTCCCTCTCATCGACTTTAGGATTATTGATTATTACCCGTTTCCCATGTTCAAGTCGGCTTTTGTTCTCAATAAAATCCTTCATGGGAGCGGATGCCCCAATAACATCAAGAAACCCCTCTCCCATTCTCACACCCCATGTTGTATAAGCGTTTTCGCCATTAATTAATAATTCATCCATAGACTATAATTTTGCTGTATTCTTTTTAACTTCTGCTATATCTCTTTGCATCTGTTGAATAGGTTTGACGATTGCCCCTGTATTTTCTGAAATCTGTACCAGTTCAAGATAAGATTGCGCTATCAAATTCCTCGTATCATCAGCAATATTTCTTGTTTCCGTATTTATGGAAAGTAGAGCATCTGCTTTTACTGTTAGTAGATTAAGTGATTGAGATTGAATGGTAGATTGATTCTTTATCTCTTCTCCTGCAATCTGCAATGCTGTAAACCTACCGCTTAATTCTCCTGCATCTTCATGTGTCATTTCAGTACCGAACCCTCTGGAAGTTGAAGGTTGGGATGTTGATTCTTGCGAAATCTTGTCATATCCGGTGGCTGCGGCAAGCTCGTCACGGAGCTTCATCGCTTCTTCAATGTAGCCCATATACTCGCTGTTCAACGCATTTCTTTCGGATTCCGTCAAAGAACCATCCTCCATACCCTTTGCAAACTTCTCATACCACTTCTTTAGCTTGTCCTGATAAAGTGTGCCTATCTGCTCGGAGAGCATAGCTTGCATGAAGTATTCCGAAACATCCTCGGCTGCATCTTTGGACGACGCTTTCATGTCCATAAGGGTATCTATGAAATTACTGTACACACCATCGAATGTGGTTTGTGTAAGCTGCTCGTTTATCTGATTATGGATTTCCTCAATACGCTCCTCCCCCTCGATAATCTTATCAAGATAATCTCTCACATCGCCATCTAATTTAGCCCAAAAAGTAGGCGCTTCTGACTTTAGTTTCTCCAACTGTTCAGTAGTCAGGTCAAACAATCCTGTCATGCGTCCGGTACCTATAAAATCCTTGGCGTCTTTGACTGACATGTCGAGTGCGTCGGCAATGTCCTGCCAGTCGCTTGACGAGGTATTCTTTGCCATGCGCTTGCCAATGGAATGAGAACCGGCAGACGCACCGGAGTTTAATCGTTCACGCCCAAGTATTCTGTACGCCTCAATGCTCTTGTTGACAAGTTCAAGAGCCTCTTTGCCTACCTTGTCCGCTTCTGCTCCGTAGGATGTGTTGATGTATTCCAGCTTCTTGTCTATCAGCTCATCCCATATCTCATTGAGTTTGTTATATTCCTCGACCATCTCGTTATAGTGAGAATAATCGGCACCATCCAAACCCGGTATTAATCCTCCCAAAGAAATAACAGAAGTCAAAGCCCCTTTAACGGTTTGTAGACTACCGGTGATGATAGACATAGGCTTCATCAAGTCGATATTTCCAAGTCCGTTCAGCATCTCACCAAAACCGGACATTGTTCCTTCCATCCATTCAGGTGTTTTTATACCAAGCGTTTCCATGATACCGATAACTTGATTACCGGCATCGACATATTGCCCTATCTCATTAATTCCTTTATGTAAAGCATCTGTGGCTTCATATAGGGCTTTCTGCTTGCTGTTCTTTGCACTTTCAAGGGTGGCTTTGGCATTCTTCTTTTCTTCATCAGTACCTTCTTCCAAAGCTTTGTTATACGCTTTCTGTGCTTCACGCTGTGCATCCGTGACTTCTTTGAGGGATTTGAAAGAAATAGACATAGTTTCAAAAGGATCACGTTCTGAAACCTTATCATCAATCCGTTCAATAGCATCTACCAGTTCTTTAAGGCTTTCAGGAGATAAATCCTTTTGAGATGATATAAAGTCTTTAAGGTTCGCTTTCAACTTTTTCAAAGTATCAGTAGAAACCTTGTCAAGATTACCAAAGACTTGTTCCCAATTCATATTTTTCTTGAATTGTTCTGCATCAAGTTTGAATATATCTTCATTCTTGATTTCTGTACGCTTCTCAATGCTTCGGTCTATTTGGGCTATTTCACTAGCATCACCTTTGGTTTCCGCTTTCTTACGGGCTTCCTGTAATATTGAAATATCATCATTAAATTTCTTTTCAATGGCAAGACGTTCATCGGCATAAGACAAATAGCGCTCTGCCAAATCCTTATATATCTTTTCATTACTGATAATGGCTGTCTTGTATAGTTCATCATAATAGTTTTGCTCATCATCAGACAGCTTTATATCGGTGGCATTAAAAGACTTGCCTTTATTCTTCGGATTAGCTTCCCATGCAGCGCGAGCATCCTCAACTTTCTTCCGCAAAGCATCTTCTTTTTGTCGGTCAATAGCCTGCATCTCCTTTTCAAAGTTGAGTTCCATTTCAGCGATAGTCTTGGCAGAACCTTCATCCATAGCTTTGATTCGGGCTTCATCAACTTCCATCTGCAAATCTTCGGCAGAACGTTGCTGTTCTAATGATTGCTTATCAAGGAGGGCATCATATTTATCAGTCTGCTTACGAAGTTTCTCTGCTTGATTCTCCTGCTTAGTCAACGAGCTTCCGGTAATGCCGCCCAAATTCATATAGGCTTTTTCAGTTGTTTCTACCCGTTTCTTAGCCTCTTCATATTGCTTTGAGGTAAACTTGGATTTGTCATTCTCCATTTCAGTGAGTTTCTTCTTGGCATCCTCCCAGTCCTTTTTAGCTTTCTCGTAATCTTGTTTGTAAGTAGTCGGAGATTTCTTTTCTGCCAATGCACCATTGATAGAAGATATTACACCTTCTAAATCACCACCTTTAACCATCATCCCATTTACAACAAAACCGTTGCGCTTGGATGCGGACGATTGAGCAAGTTCCAATTCCGCTTCAAGCCTTTCTTTGGAGTAGTTTTTAAGGTTGGCTTTATAAGCGGATATATTGTCATCCAATACATCTTTCTGGTATCTCTTCAAAAGCTCGGAGTTCTTCTCCATTTGCTCCCGAACCTGTACGTAGGACTGCTTGCCTGCGAACATTCTCCATATTTGCATATCAGATTTAGACATGTTTTTACGCAAATCGGGATTATCAAATAGTTGCAGGTATCTCTGTTGTTTGGAAGCCGTTTGTTTTAATGAGATATAGTCGTTTTTTCTCTCTTGAACGGACTGTTTTGCATCTTCTTCGTTGATTTGTTGCTTCAACTTTAGAATATCCTCCAATTTCAGTTTCTCAATATCATATCGCTCAAAGATCTTCGGATATTCCTTGCGAAGTTCCTCCAATGACTTTTGGCGAGTGAGAGTAGCCAGGCTTTCGTCACGGGCGGCAGTCAACAGTTCTTCTATTTTCTGTCTATGCTCCTGCTCCTTTTTAGATGCTGCGTTTTTAATGTCGTTATATTCCTTTTGGGCACGTGCAGCAGCAGTTGTGCTGTCAGACATCGCCCACATTGTGACCGTTAGCCCCATTACTACCGTAGCCAAAGCAACATAAGGATTGGTAAGCATGGATGCGTTCAAAGCCAACTGCGCCTTTCTTGCCAATATGCGAGCGTTGGTAAGTCCTATTTCAACAAGGGTATGCTTGCTCTCGGCGGCAGTAACAAGCATCACAGCGGTGCGGTATGTCCCGTATGTTGCAATCAGCCCAACCAAAACTTTTCCTACCGTTTCATAATTTTCAATCAGTGAGGTAGTCACTTGAATGCCTTTCATTATGACCCCCTCCGACTTAGTTCCCAATTCGTTAAACACGGCCTCCCTCGCATCCTGCATCATAGACAACTGTCCGTTGATAGTCTTTGAGGCATTCTCTGACATATTGTAGAACTTACCGCCTGCCGATGTGGCATCTATAAACGCCTGCTGTACCATTTCAGCGGAAACAGCACCTTTGGACATTTCATCTTTGAGTGTAGCAATAGACTTTCCTGTCTTTTCGGAAATTTGTTGAAGTGGGTTGAATCCGGCATTAATCATTTGATTCAAATCCTGCCCCATAAGTTTACCTGCTGCTGACATCTGTGAAAATGCCAAAGTCAGCGAATTAAACTTACCGGATTCTCCCATAGAAATATCACTAATGGCTTTCAAGTATTTGATAGTGTCTTCTGCTTGTATGTTAAATCCAAGCATCATCTTTTCTGCTCCAACCATATCTGACATAGTAAGTGGAGAAATCTTAGCCAGCTCCTTGATTTGCGGAATCAGTTGTCCTGCCATATCCTTTCCAACCATAGTCTCAATAGCGGTCTGCATGGATTGAAATTCTCCACGAACACGAATCATTTCAGAACCTAATGCCTTTAATACTCCAGCACCACCAATAACCGCCAGCGCTTTCTTCCAAGATATAGCGATACCTTCGTTAGTTTCTACTACTTGTTTCCCATCATTCTTATAAAGTGTATATTCATCCCGGAGTTTCTTTACGGAAAGACGCGCTTCGGCTTGCTGTTGGGTGAGGTTGAATAAAGCATCCCGTTCTTTACCGAGCGCTCTTTCTTGTTTGCTGATGTGATTAAGCAGTTCTTTATCTTCCCCACCTCTTGAAACGATGTTCTTATATAACTCCTTATTTTTACGAATAGTTGTTTGAAGAGAACCTATGGCATTCTTTTGAGCGATAATCTTCTCTGTGAACCCATTTACAGATTGGGAAGCATCGAAGATTTTCCTTTTGAATCCCGTTTCCATCTCCGCTCCAGCTTTGGCTGCATTAGTCACCAACTCATCCAATCTTTGATTAGATGCAGCAAGTTGGACATTTAAAGCCTTGAAAGCAGCAGGAGACTGCGTGCCATCCATGCTCATTAACTCTTGTTTTAACTTCGCAATTTCATTACGGAGCCTTACAACTTCTTCCCAGTCACTACCTACCTTAAAATATAATTTCGCCATATCTATTTCTTTTTCCTACGATTAGCCAATTCCTTACCACTGATTCTATTCACCTTCTGACCACCATATACTGCGTGTAATTTATCCCGTTGCATCATCAACAGATTCCTATAAGGGATAATCTCAAACACTTCTGTATAACTCAGATGCAGCGTGTCAATCAAATAGGCTATCTGCCCGAAGAACGTTGTGTTTCCTACTGTTTCGGTCTTGCTGCCAGCATCGACACGTTCCTCATCGAGCTGACACACTGAAAAGCCGATATATCCATCATAGAGAAACACACCTCCAAAGCATTCCTAACTTCTTCAAAAGTCCCGTTCTCCAATTCTTTGACCAAACTATCATTCCCGCAGATGAAGCATGAAATACCTTTCAGCATATCTTCAGTAGCTTCAGGAAGCTCTTTAATAGCCTCCATGATATTATCTCCTCGCAGGGCGATATTGGAAAAATGATGAATGGCACGACAGATAATTTTAATTGTAGGAGGTTTGATGGTATAAACGATTCCACCTATCCCTACATTTTTAAAATCCAGCCCTAATAGGGCATCAGAAACCGTTTTTGCTGCTTGATTATTCATAACATTAAATTAAAAAGGCGGTGAGCAACCACCCACCGCCATCTGAAAACAATCCTTTTACTGAAAAATTATCAACCTTCCGGCACTACAACTTCCGATTCGTCAAACCACTTTTCGGAAGCCAATCCATCTACACCTGTGGAAAGGGGAACGGCCGAAACAGCCAATCCGACAGCCTTATCGGTATTAGAGCCACGGGCATTGATAGCCGCTTTCGGAAACACAACATAAACTCCGTCTTTGGTTTTACCAATCACACATTTATGAATAGGCTTATACTTGCCTCTTTCCCAATTCTTTTCTGTGGCTTTACCACCTTGTAAATCAGCCTTTGTAGCATAATCATACTCACCAATGGTGAAGTTGATTTTCACCTCACCCGGTTCAGACGTTTCCCGGTAGTACTCACCAGTCAAAGCGTTTTTGTAACGAGTTACACTTGCCTCTGCTTCTTCATATTGATACGTGTCACCATGCACATTCTTGACCCGCTTCGTTGCTGCGTTTTTCAAGATGGTGGCTACTTCTGCGCCTGTTAATCCGGCAGCTGGAGTAGTAACCGTTTTAATCGGTTCTGCATAATACAGTTCGTCAATTTCTACTGCTGTAATCATATCATTTTACATTTAATACATTAAACAAAATTCTCACATTCACATAATGACACTTCAAAGCTGTGTCCGCTTCTGTACCGATAGAATCAATAGAGTAACGATATGTCATACCATCATAGGTGCTTACTACATCATCAAACAGCTTGCCAGCCTTTCTTTCAAGTTCGTTAAGCCGGATTGTGTTCGCTTCATTCTCGCTTAAATTGGGTACACATAGATTCACTTCTGCGAAAGATTTCTTCCAATAAGTTCCCGGCTGTTGTTTCTTCGTGTGGATGACAATCCTTTCGGACTTCAATTCACCCGTCAGCGTTTCTCCTGCTGGTACTATGTCTATTCCGAAAATCTTGCAGTCCCGGTAGAGGATGTTTCCTATGTCGGTGGTTACTATCATCGTTCAAATCTATCTTTCAATCTTTTTTCTGTCCTTATCGCTGCACTTCCTGCAACTTCAAATCCTTTGGATTCCACGAATGAAGCATAATCAGCTTCGTTTTTCAGAATTAAGCCATCTTCATTAACCTCATAATCATTCGATTCTCTCAAATGTTTTGTGTGGTCTTGATAGTTTCCGGTAGCTTTTGCATCTTCAACAAATGCCTCTCCCTCTTCTTTCATGCCAGCAACGACTTCGCTTGTTCCGTCCTCAAAGAACTGGTCAACATCCGAAAAGTCTGCATCTATTCCAACCATATTGCTCTGTAGGAAAAATAGTTTGTTTCCAAAGGGCTTTTAGCAACTCCTTCACCTCTTATGCTTCCATCGGCATTCAAACAACGAACCTCTGCACCTGCTTCAACCTTTGACGGCTTGTCAAAGACTACCTTGTACTTGAAATCATACAAAGCACCATTGATAGATACTTTCTTTTCCGCGCTCACATCATCACAACGGCATTTGCACACCTCCTGCCAGCTTTCACCACCGGTACCGGGAATAGGTCTTCCGAACTCATCCTTAGCCATCGGGGTGACAACCTTAACCTGCAATATGTGGGGAGCGAATATCATAAGAAAGTCACTTTAGGTTTGTTACTCAGTTCGTCTTTCAAACCGTACTGTTTGCACAGCCATGAGTACAATTTCATTAGGCTATCAACATAATTAGACCAAGACACAGAAAATCCGCTTTCGCTGACCGAAGATGGATTTTGTATCATCCACGGAATTTGCTTTGCACAAGCGACCTCTAATCTTGCCCGATTTTCCTCGGCAAAAGGTTCTTCACCATCCAATCCCGTTCTTGAAAGTATATTTTCAACTACAAGATTAGACGGGGTGTTCTTATCAAATACGCTTAATACAAACTCCTTGTTACTCATGGCTGATATCATTCAATATGGTGTAATCAGTTTACTATATGCGGTATAGCTATAATGCGTACAATGTTTAGATTTATAGATGTATCTGAACGGACATTTGGGAACATTAATTCGTACCCCTTGAATAGCCATTCCCTCTTTTATCGAACACATCATAGCCGGGTTATTTGCAACCAAAAACACGGGATGCGTCATGGTCAGTACAACACAATCAGCCGGAGCCGTTTCCAAAGTGATAAACTGAATATCCGGCAGACCAACATCAACCGATGGATTCACGTATTCACACTTAGGAGATTCCACACTTGATGCCTGCACGCTCAACGAAACCAAAGACATCATTAAAAAGCCACACATGGCAAAAATAAAATTCTTCATTTCTTTTCTGATTTATAAAATTAGACAATGGAAGGGTAGAAGCACTACCCTATCCTTTTACTCGATACCTAATGCTTCTTTCAGTTTGGCTGTTGATTCTTCATCCAGTTCTGCAACCTTAGCCAAAAAAGTTTCCTCTTTCATATTGCCGGAAGCTTGCGCACCGATAGACTTCAAAGCATCAATCAAAGCCTTCTTCTCAAACTCCTTTTCAAAGAGGGAGATTTTCACCTCCTTCTTTTCTTCAGGGGCTTTCACTTCGGGATTTTTTGCCTCAATCCGTTCAGCAAGTCTGCGGCTTTCCATATCCAGCACACGGGCTTCCTCACCGACTTCAATCATTTCACCGGGAGTATAATACTTTCCGGTGAACTTGTCGCGGAAAACTGATATAACCTTTACTTTCATATCCTACCTCCTTATGCTGATTGGATGGATGCAATTTCGCTCAAATCGAAATTAGTAATCAAATCTGGATTGGAAATCTGCGGAATCCACTCTGCCGTATATTCCATATAGCGGCCGTTCTTGTCGCGGTAGTTGGAGATAAGCATCTGACCCTCTGACGGAATGTAAGTACGTCCTTGTACCGGGTCTGTCGCTTCATACGGGGTATGATGGCGCATATAACCAATGTTGTCAGATGGTAACAGAGCAATACGGTTATCCGCGTAAATCTGCACATTCTTTCCCGTCTGGTCTTTCACGTAATCCTCCTTGATTTCGATGCGAGGCAGACCGATGCCGGTGAACACTTCGGAAGCCAAAGAAGAGGAAACCAATCCCGTACTCAACTTCATTTCGTTGCTGCCGAGAATCATCTTGTACTGCTCACCAAATTCAGATGAACCAAGAATAAGCTTGTTGAAAGATGCACGAGTCATAACCATCTTGGCATAAACGCCATAGTCCGGTGCCAAGGAATGAAGTTTCTCTCTCAAATAAGAGATAAACATATTCTTTCCGTCCACAACCACATCTCCACTTTTCGGCTTGATAAAATTGAACGGAAGGGTAATCTCCAGCAGTTTATTATTGGTCTGACCGGAAGTGATTGCAGCGTCTTTGTTGTAAACGGTGGCTTCACCAAGCATCAACAGCGCACCGACAATAATATCCATACGCTTGTGGGCAGCAAGGGTAATCTGACGGTAGTCGTCTGCCAGGAAGTTTACAATCTCTTCCATTGCAGCCTTTTGGTCGGCTGGCTTAGCTGCATTGAACTTGTCAATCAAATCCTGTAATTCGGAAAGACGGTCAATAGACATCTGATAAGCATCACCCAAATAGGCAATCTCACCATATCCGGAACCGATGTTCCGACGTTCACGGATGGGTTTCTCTCCAAAACGTGAATTGATAGAGCCGGCCATAACTCCGGTTACAGAACCGATATAATCCTTGAACACACGAGTAGTTACTCTGCGGAAAGTAAGATACTGCTGCCAATAGATTGTGTCCTTGCGTGTCTGGTTCACACGTCTGATGATAGCGGAAACAATGTTCGCATCATCGAATAATGTTTGAATCGTTAAAAACATATCCTACCTCCTTACTCGTTAAATTCAAACCATCCCTTCATGTTGGCTTTATCGTTCTCAGAGAACGGCATAACCAATTTTGAGGATTCAATTTCTGCGGCTGTACGAAGCAATGAAACCAATGTGATTCCGTCCTCAACCTTTGTACGGTTAAACAGAGCCGAATTAGCCACATACTTTTGCTTTAAACCATCAACTGCAACCGCATTGAATAATACAGCATCTTTGGCGATATTCTCACCAAAAGCAGCCTTGATTGTCAAGACATCATAATTTGCATTTGTCTTGTCGATAGCCGTTACTTCTGCACCTTTCTTACCGCTTCCGAGAAACATGCCAACGTATGCAAGGGAGTTCTTGGCTACTTTGATAGACAAAGCCTCTCCACCAGTGGTATAGGCTTCCGCAACTCTCACATTGATTACCGCATAAGCGAACTTGTTTTTCAAGTCTGCATAAATCGGTGTAAATCCGGGAAGAAAACTTCCCACTACCAGGTTCTGCGTATCAAGTTTGAACGGACCACGTCTACGAATACCGGTCTGGACATCGTAGCGTTCCTCTTGCTCAACGGGCGGAACCAAGTCATACTTAAATCCTGCTGACATAATTAATTCTTGTTTTGTTCAACAATAGTTTTCGTTCCCTCATCAATCATCTTGGCGATAGATTCAGATTCTTTCTCAATCTTCGCTTCCGCTGATTCGGGAGGGGTTACGCCTTTGAAGCCGTCATTTGCGAACTCCTGCTTCAAGTCCTTGAAGTATGCGTCCAAGTCCTCATCGTCCTTAATGGCGCATCGTTTGGCGTAGTTTTCGGGAATACCATACTCCTTTGCCTTTGCCATAATCTGCTCCTGCCGGGTAGCTTGTAACTTCTCTGTCTCGAATTGAGCGAGCTTATCAGAAAGAGGTTTAACGGCTGCACTCACTGCGTTAGCAATAATAGCCGCCATGTCGTCCGTCTTATCTTCCAGCTTCAGATTAGGGTTAGGATTGGGATTAGGATTCTCAATTGACTTACCGTCTTTAAGGTTATGTTTCTTTTCGTAGTTGGAAACTGCGGTCTTGGAACCATCCCCGGCACGGAAATCACCATAGGAGTTAAGCACGTCCGAAAAACTGATACCCTCAACAATGGAGTTTACCTTTGTCTCGTCCGTTACACCCTCTGCCTTCTTAGTGGCAATTCGGGTTAAGATAGCAGTGTCCACCCCAGTAAACTTCTGTTGCAGCCCTGCCAAGATTTGTTCTAAGATTGTCATACCGTATGAATTTGATTTATAAATTTCTACGGTAAATTTCGGCATTAATAAGCTATGTGAAAAATTATCAGATAGGTGATACACGACAATGAAACGATTGTCGTAAAATGGTATAAAAAAGGCGTGAAACCGAATGGAATCACGCCTAAATAAAGTATTGTAACTTATGCCGGTACAGCCATTAATTCACGCCCTACTGAACGTATTGTTTCTATAATATCTTCAAAACGTTTCTTAGACGGCTTCTTTGTTCCACTTACATATTGAGCAAACAAACTCTGAGAAATACCTAAACGTCGTGCTATGGCAGCAGCATTCAATTCAGGATGAGCTATAAATAAATCATAAAGAGGATTGGATTTCCTTTCCCGAAAGAATCCCTCAAAACTCAAATCTTCATCAAGCTCTCTCCAATGTATTCCGTCATGGCTCGTTGTGAAATTTGCGCGCTGCGCAGGAGTAGCCCATTTCAGCCTTTGGAAATCTGAAAACTTCTCACATGCCTCCTTCCCGTCAGTGGTACGTATCCATACCTCCGTATCAGTTAACCATACCTTTTCAACTATGATATTTTCCATAACCACTTATTTTGATTTATTAAAAAATTTATTCCAATGCTCTGCTATTACTTCTTGATTTTCTTCTATAACTGATTCTACAAGTTTCAGTTCAGATGACTTCAAGCCATTATTTTTGATTAATGTAACTGGAAATAAAGTGAATTTAGCACTTACATCCCCTTTGATTACATGAACATGTATAGGCTCATGGTCATTAGCGTAAAACATAAAACGAAAACCAAATAAAATAAATATCGTTGGCATACCTTTCTCTATTGATTACCCTACAAATATAGGTAATTATTTAATTACCTACAACTATTCAAGCAAAAAATTAGCGGCAATTCTTTGATGTTGCCGCAAAATATTCTATTTTTCTTGTACTAAAATTATAATCCCCATAATTTTTCTGACTAAGAGGCATTTTTCTGTCCCTTATTTCCGATTTGCTCATTCTTTGCCACCTGTTCCTCTTTGATTTCCTTCAGCTCTTCATCAATGCGATCCGCGTTCCCAGCAAACATAATGCCCTCACGTCTTGACCATACACCACCACTAACAGCGGAGACAGCCGTAGTAACCTTATCATTCAAATCATCAATCATATATGGAACCAGTTCTGTTTCTATGTCAATGGTCTGCGATGCCTTGCTAAACTCGGTTGGATTGATAGAGCCTAAAGCGGAAACAATGAAATTTACTCTCCGCTGCAAGAACTCACCGATAACCTCCCCGTGATTTTCTACCGCCATATGTGCACCCATGAACATAAAGCGGAAAGCGGTTCCTGATGCTTTGCCTCCCCCCTTCAACGTCTCAAAGGATATTCTTGGAGTGTTTGACATATCATAAGCCATATTGGTGAGTGTTTCTGCTTCAAAACGTACCGTATCCGGAACTTGGTTCCACGTCAGATACTGGGCATCCGCACCTTCACCTGTAAGTTTGACCATTCTATCCT